TGATCGACAACTAACATGGTTCTTCATTGGTTTATTTGTTATGTGTTTCTTTGTGGATATGGGCAAACACAACTATCCAGGCGCAGTATTGGATGCTTTCATTGTAGCAGTAAATTACACTCTCCGTCCTCGATAACAGTTTTACGTTACACTGCACAGTCATGCTCCTAGTGTAACGTCCTCAAAGCTCAATGTTTAACTACGTTGAGCTTTTTTTTGATAATGATAAATATCTTTATACAGGAATTATTGAAATGACAACGGAATTTTTTAGAAAGTTTGCAGACTTGATTACAGAAGCCGAAGTGCCTGTTGTTAATCCTGCCGTTAAAAAAGCCGCAATAAAAATAGAGCGCGGAGTTCATCGTATTTCTGGCATAGGAAATGATGATGGCTACGAATGGTTAGCAGGATGGAACACACCAATCGGAGTAGCATACAACGCATATTGGGAAACTGACGCATGTGATGACACAGATTTCTCCGACTACTTAATACAAACTGTAGACCATAATACTATATTAGAATATGGTGCAGATGTTGCGAGCTGGGTTAACGACGCTAAATTTGATATTGATTTTTAAATAAGGAATTAGTTTACTAACAAGGCACTTTTTAGTGCCTTTTTTTATCGGTTGATTTACTTAAAACAATCAAGTATACTAATACTATGATATCTTATAATCACATCGAAGACTATTTGGAACTGCTAGGCGGCCACACACCTGGTACGTTGGTAATCGTTAACCCTCCCGAGCCTCCTATTATCAACTTAGCACGTTATGATATTACTATTGTTGAAAGCATGAGCGCACATACCTATTGGGGTGGCGCCTTAACAGATAGACAAGCAGATCTTGCTGTACGGTTAGTGCTTAAATACCGCAAACAGTTTGCACGATTCGGTATTGATGTAACACCGGCAGAAATTCCGCAGTTTCGTAAACCAGTACGAGTTGTTAATAGATCAAAACAAATTTGGTTAGATGATGAACGTATCGGTGTACGCTTTCCCTACGACCTACCAATGATTAAAGCTATACAAGAAGAACGTAATATAAGTCAAGGTAGTATGAAGTACAATCAAGAAGAAAAGGTTTGGTATTTGGCCATCACCGAATCTAATGTAAATTGGGCTGTGACCTGGGGCGAAATAAATCAATTTGAAATTGATCCACTCGTACAAAACTTGTTTAATTTGATCATGGAGTGCGAAGCTAGTACATACGAAATTAAACTAGTGCGTACAGACACTGGGTATGAAATTACCAATGCTGCTGATAGTTTAATTGAATATATTAACACCAAGTTAGGCGGATTTGGCCCCGATAATGCACTGGCATTAATTGACAATTCTGGTGTGTTAGGTTATACCTATGATGACAATCTAGTACGACCCACACTGTTAGATATATTCGGCAGTAAACGTGATATACATTTGCCTATGACAGAAGATGCTTTGTCATTTCTATTTTCATACGCAGAGTTAACCAATCGTTATCCTATATGCATTTATGATCCAACTATGTCATCGGTAAATATAGACTTGAGTAGATTCGCTGAAGATGAAATTGTCCGTTTTAACTATAGTGGTAAAACAAAGACTTGCGATTACAATATAAATTATGTTAAAGTAGTGTATGCAAATAAGATTCCGTCCACATGGAATTACTCAATACCATTGTTGGTCTCCACTGTGGAAATGATGTACGGCGGCAAACGTATGGAATGGATTAACCAAGCAGAAAAGATAGCCTACTGCACCAATACCAAATTAAGAGAAAACGATTAATGGCAACCTGTAAAATTATAATTAAAGATGAAGTGAACTGTAAGTTAGATGGACTTGAACTTACAGAACGCAAATATCTTGCAAACAAATTTAAGTATGAAATACCAGGTGCACGTTACCTACCAAGTGTACGTCTTGGTCGCTGGGATGGCAAGGTAGCATACTTTCAATTGGGTGGCAGTACCTACACTAATCTGCTTGCTGAAATGTTACCCTACATTGACGAGCGTGGATATGATATTGAGCTAGAAGACCTACGCGACTATCGTACACAGTTTGATTTTACGCAGGTAACAGAAGCTACATTTGCACATAAAGTTTGGCCAGCTAAACATACAATTGCAGGTCAGCCAGTTGTGCTTAGAGATTATCAAATTGAGATTATTAACAAGTTTCTTGAGAATCCGCAGTGTCTACAGGAAATTGCCACAGGTGCAGGCAAGACATTGATCACTGCGGCACTTAGCTATAGCTGTGAGCAGTATGGTCGTACTATAGTAATCGTACCAAATAAATCGTTAGTTACACAAACAGAAGCAGACTACATCAACTTAGGATTAGACGTTGGTGTGTATTTCGGTGACCGTAAAGAGTTTGGGCATCAGCATACAATCTGTACTTGGCAGAGTCTAAACATTCTACTTAAAAATACCAAAGCACACGAAGCTGACATTACTATAATGGAATTTCTAGAAGATGTTATTTGTGTTATGGTTGATGAAGTACACATGGCCAAAGCAGATGCACTTAAAACATTACTTACTGGTGTAATGGCACATATTCCGATCCGGTGGGGATTAACAGGCACAATACCTAAAGAAATGTACGAATTTATGAGCCTAAAGTGTTCATTAGGCGAGGTTATTGGCCGTTTGAGTGCCAGTGAATTGCAGGACCAGGGTGTACTTGCTAACTGTCACGTAAACATCTTACAGTTAATTGATCATGTGGAGTATAAAGACTACCAAAGCGAACTGCGTTATCTATTAGAGACCGAAGCACGTCTAGATTACATAAGTAAACTAGTAGAAACAGTACGTAAGACAGGCAACACACTTGTGCTAGTTGACCGTATTGCACCAGGCAAGGCATTAATTGAAAAGATTAATAATGCTGTGTTTGTCAGTGGAGGAACTAAAGCAGATGACCGTAAAGAAAGCTATGATGAGTTTGCAACAGGCGATGACTTTGTTGCTGTTGCCACTTATGGCGTTGCGGCTGTTGGTCTTAACATTCCTCGTATTTTTAATCTTGTGCTTATCGAACCTGGTAAATCTTTTGTCAGGGTCATCCAGAGTATCGGGCGTGGCATTCGCAAAGCGGAAGACAAAGACTTCGTCCAAATCTGGGACGTAACATCAACTTGTAAGTTTGCTAAACGGCATCTTACAGTCAGAAAGAAATTTTATACAGAAGCAAACTATCCTTATGCGGTAGAAAAAACGGAGTGGAAGTAACACATGCACATCTTAACCTTAGAAAATCAAGCCTACGAAATGAACGAAATCCCCGACGAAGTTGAGGATCTGCGTTTTGCAATATTAGACAATAGTGACCCAAAGAATCCAGACTACTTCTTTATTCCGTTAATCTTTTTAGAATCATTTAACAGCCCGGCACTGGTATTAAACATCGGCGGCAACATAGTAAAAATGCCTGTGGACTGGCAGGTACTTATTGGTGAGCCCGACATTGGTGACCTAGAAGTAATACCGCTAACTAGTATTAACGATCGAGGCTTTAGTGTGTTTGCATTTAATCCCCTAAGTAGCTTTAAACCAGAATTCTTTAATATTGAGATAGTAGACATTTATCAAGATGTCAAGTGGTACTTCCCTAAACTTAAACCCGGACAGATGTTGGCCGTGCCGGTTGAATCGGGCACCGCTCCTTTGTGTGTGTACTTTGTTAAGGATATTAGCCGTCAGAGTGAAATTGTGGACTACTCAAAGATCTGGTAATATGATACACAAAAAAGCATGGCGACTTTGGGCCAAAGCACTCGGTGAAAAGACTGGATCAACTGATAAAGAAGCAGATAGAGTCGCACTAATACGTACTATAATTGTATTATCATATCTGCTGACAAACTTTACTATTGTTGCAGGTGTACTGCGACACTGGAACGGATAATATGGTAACTAAACTTAATCCTAGTGTGATCACCGACGATATGATGTACGAAGGTGTAATAGCATTAGATGATAATGAACTAAAAGATTCAATGGCCCAAATACGAGAAGATCGTCTTTGGGGTGAAGTTCGGCGAGCCGCAAAAACAAATAAGACTTTACAAGCTGCACTTGATCATGCTATAATGATATATAAGTTATCAAAGGAATATAAAGATGGCGTATAATCCAGACCAATATAAAGCAAAGAAAAAACGTGCAGTGGATCCTAATGCGCCACCGCGCCCTAACCTGCTGTCGCATGACAAAGTTATTAGAGAACAAAAAGATGTTATTCTAAATTTGCAACTACAAATACATAGACAAGCCGAAGAATTGGAAAGTCTTAAGTACAAATACAATAATATGCAACAAAGTATAACTGGAATTCTTAGTTATTTGCGCAAAGGTAAATGATGAGCAGTAGTTTACAAATCAACGATGAAATGGCAGCATATGATCGCAAAGATCGTGCTTACTATGATAACTTTACAGAAGAAGATCGTAAGAAGTTCAGTACCTATCTAATGCTACGTTATGGTGCTAGTGTCACAGGTTCGAGTGACCTACAGGCATATTATCTACTAGCAGTGAATGAACGTGTAAATAAAAACTTCTTTGACATAAACAAGCACACTAAGTTACAATGGCTATGTTGTACAACTGTAAGTCCGGGCATGGGCAGACAAAGTCATTATTGGCAGGGCACCAAAAAGAAAGAAGGCAACAGCAAAGCATCAAAGTTTCTTGCTAAACTATATCCTAACCTACGTCAAGATGAACTCGACGTGCTGGTAGCAATTAACGATACTAAAAGTCTTAAACTCTTAGGTCAACAGCTGGGCATGGATGATAAGACCATTAAGAAAGAGTTGGAATGATCGACGACATAGTATCAGCTTGGAATGAAGGTAAAACTACTATAGAAGCTACACCAACATATACCTGTAAATATTGTTCAAAGGAATTTCGTAAGGAAAGTACTTTGGCTGCGCATCTTTGTGAGCCCAAACGTCGTTGGCAACAGGAAAAGGAAGTTGGCGTACAGTTTGGTCTACAAGCATACCTACGTTTCTTTGAACTGACACAAGGGTCAGCTAAACTAAAGAGCTATGCTGACTTTGTCTCAAGTCCATACTACACAGCGTTTGTTAAATTTGGTCGTCATATTATTAATATCCGGGCTGTGAACCCTAAATTATTTATTGAATATGTAATTAAACAAAATAAGAAGATTGACCATTGGACACATGAAGTAATATACTTAGAATACTTGCATCAATACATGCGCAAAGAAGCAGTACAAGATGCACTTGAACGAGCCTTAACGGAGATGCAGAATTATGTGGATGAAAATACGGAATTATTTCCAAACGGGTTTACAGACTATTTTAGATTGGCTAACGCAAACCGTGTTTGTCATCACATCGCTAATGGTCGTATTAGTCCTTGGATTGTGTTTAACTGCGATTCGGGCATTGCATTCTTGGATACATTGGGCGAAGAGCAAATTACACAAATAATTGCAATGATTGACCCAGAGTATTGGCAACGTAAGTTTAAGGACTACTTAGCCGATACTGAATGGACTAAACAGATTTTAAAAGATGCAGGGCTATGACCATTAAGTTTAATAGTGATATAGATATAGATTTTGCCGACCGAACAGAGATATTGAATTTAATAGATCATGTACCTGCGAGCATACTAACTAATGGTAATTTTCGAAAACATGCGTCTGGAATCTATGCAACTGACATTCCTGTTGATCCATTTACAGGACAGGCAAGTTTAGATTATAATCTAGCTGAAGATCGCGGCTATGTTAAACTAGATTTTCTCAATGTTAATTTATATAAACAAGTTAAGAACGAACAGCATCTAATTGAACTGATGCAAGAGCCGGACTGGGCTAAACTGTATGATCCAGACGTCTGTGCAAAACTTATGCACGTTAATGGGCACTATGATTTGTTACTACAGATGCCAGAGCCCGTAGATACTATTCCTAGACTGGCTATGTTCCTAGCTATCATTCGTCCCGCAAAAAGACACTTGGCTGGTAAGACTTGGAAGGAAGTTGCTGAAACTGTTTGGGATAAACCTGCGGATGATACTTATTATTTCAAAAAGGCTCACGGAATTGCGTACTCAAATCTGGTTGTGGTAAATCTAAACTTACTTACATCTTCCTAATCAAGGTAATCGAACGACGTTTACTTCGTTTTGACGCAATTTCTCTTAGACTTACATACGGCCCATGTTGTATTACAACATCTTTGCTGTTGAATGTTTTTAAACAAACTCTAAACTCTGTCCAATCCTGCTTTAAAAATACGTTAATGGGTATAAGCCTATTACTTTCCCACCACCACTGATCTGCCATGGCTAAGAATACTGTTTTCTGCTCTATGGTACGCAGTGCAGCAAAGTCGTATATAGTGGTGATGAATTCATCTGCATTTTGAACAATGCCAATATAATCATTTCCACCATACGTTATATACGATAAGAAGGGGTATTGATCGAGTAAATTCTTGTGACTGTCTTCCATTGAGTTCCGACTAAATATATAAAAGATGATCCAATATGCAGACTATCAAATCGTATTTATATCCAAATAAAATCATAGTTCAATTTCTGGACCCAGCCATCTTCACAGTGAGGAATAGAGTCGTGTATAGCCGCCCAATTACAGTCTATCAAGGTATAGACAACCCGCTACAAGTTGTAGTTAACAATCAAGATCAAAAAACAATAAACACTACTGGTTACCTTGTGCAGTTAGATATACAAGATCCGATAAATCTTGGGTCTGTAGAAAGTCTAGCTGTGACTATGACTAATCCGACTAAAGGACAAGGCACCGTGACTATTCCACGAGATGTAGTTAACGCACTAGAGCAACGATTTTATAAAATAACAATTAAGTTAATTACAGTTAGCACTAATAAAGAGCAACCATTGTACATTGATGACAATTACGGAGCTCAATTAGATTTAGAAGTATTACCGGGCTGGTATGAATCTATGCCGTTAACTTTAAATTCAGTAGAAGTAATCGATGGCGGAACAATTTAATGACAATTTCATATGATAAACAAGTTTTAATTAAACGCGGTAATACTACTAGTGTTAGTAGTTATGTGGGTCCAATTGGCGAATTAGTATTAAACACAGATACTTTTAAAGTATATGTACACGATGGCGTAACCGCTGGCGGGGTAGAAGTTACTGGATCAGGCGGCGGCAGTTATTCAAATGTTAATGTTAAATCATACCTACAACAGTTTGATGGTAATATTGTTCCTACTGGCAACAACGTACATACCTTAGGCAGTGTCGATCACCAATGGAAAAGTTTATATGTAAGTAGTAATACAATTTATATTAATGGTATTCCGTTAAGCCTTGATATTGGCGGCAATCTTACAATAAATGGTAGCCCAATTAGCAGCACCATAACCTACGGCGACATTAACGGTGCCCCGGTAGACATATCAGATTTAACTGACAGTGGCAACTTATTAATTGGTACTCCGGGCCCGCAGGGTCCTCAAGGAAATGTTGGTGCACAAGGCCCACAAGGCATTCAAGGCGAACCTGGTGCCACTGGCCCACGAGGCATACAAGGAAATGTCGGTGCTCAAGGACCACAAGGAGAGCAAGGCATTCAAGGAAATGTCGGTGCACAAGGACCACAAGGTGCTCAAGGCGAAGTCGGTGCAACCGGTGCACAAGGCATACAGGGAATACAGGGCAATGTTGGTGCTCAAGGAAGTACCGGTGCACAAGGCATTCAAGGCAATGTTGGTGCTACTGGCGCACAAGGCATACAGGGAATACAGGGCAATGTTGGTGCTCAAGGAAGTACCGGAGCACAAGGCATACAAGGCAATGTAGGCCCACAAGGAAGTACCGGAGCACAAGGCATACAAGGCAATGTAGGCGATCAAGGACCACGTGGCTTTACAGGTAATACAGGTGCAACTGGTGCACAAGGTGATACAGGTAATACAGGTGCAACTGGTGCACAAGGAACAAGTGTAACCCTATTAGGTAGTGTAGATATTGTAGGTAACTTACCTGTAACTGCTAACGTGGGCGAAGGATGGATTGTTCAATCCAGTGGTAATTTATATCTATGGAATACTATATCAAGCACATGGAATGACATAGGACAGATTGTAGGGCCTCAAGGTGACCCAGGTGTACAAGGACCACGTGGCTTTACGGGCAACGTTGGTGCAGAAGGTCCACAGGGCATACAGGGCGAACAAGGAATACAAGGCGAACAAGGCATACAAGGAAATATAGGTTCACAAGGCGAACAGGGCATACAAGGCGCACAAGGAATACAGGGCGAACAAGGAATACAAGGCGAACAGGGCATACAAGGCAATGTCGGTCCACAAGGCGAACAGGGCATACAGGGCGAACAGGGCATACAGGGCGAACAAGGAATACAGGGCGAACAAGGCATACAAGGAAATATAGGTTCACAAGGCGAACAGGGCATACAAGGCAATATTGGTGCTCAAGGACCACAAGGAGATCAAGGGCCACAGGGAGTTTCCGGAGCAGATGGCGCACCTGGAGCAGATGGTGCACAGGGACCAGCAGGTAATGACGGAGCACCCGGAGCAGATGCTTTATGGAACTTTACTGGTGCGTATGGTGGTGGCAATAGTTATGCTATCGGTGATGTTGCTACCTACGGTGGCGAAACTTGGTATCGCATTGATGCTAATGGCGGCAATACAGGTAATACACCCGCTGAAGGAACATTCTGGACTAAGATAGCAGAAAAAGGCGCTGCTGGTGTCGATGCTAATCCAGACGCTGTAGTCAACGGTCTATTTAATATTACATTAAATGCCACCGGCGACTTTATTCCTAGTGCAGACATACTACAAGACCTAGGCAGTACTACAAAAAGATTCCGTCACTTATACGTTGGACCAGGATCAGTTTACATTGGTAACAATGTTATTACAGAAGCAGCAACAGGTGGACTAGTTCTTCCAGGTGTTACTCGTGCTACAGGCTATTACGCAGAAGAAGTTGACGACGAAGATGAATGGGGCAGTAATCCCACTATCACAGGCACAGTTACAGTCATTGATGCTCAACGTTATGAAATACTAGCAGGACGACCAGCAAGTGCTAATTACGCACCAGCAACTTATATAGCACAAAAAGACGGCAATAAAGTTGACGAAATAACTGTTGACGAAACTGGCGGCGGTTGGACTCAGACTGAAGCATACTACGCTCGCGACAACAACATGTATGCTACTAACGTAGCAGATGCTATTAACAATTTTAACGCAGGCGACTGGCAACAGATTCCTTTCCGTGTAAATTTAAAAGCAGAAGACACAGAATACGAAGACATTTTTGGCGGTGGAACAACACTGCCTTCACAGTCTGGTCAAGAAGGAAAATTTTTAAGAACAGATGGCAGTAATTTAAGTTGGGTCACAGTAACTGGCGGCAATGCCGACTTGGGTGATTTTAGCATTGACGGTAGTACACTTGAAGCTGATTCAATGACTATCAAAACCGTTGATGGTGAATTAAACATCGAGTCAGACAGTAATGTCTATGTTAAAGTCGCAGGCGGAACAAAGTATTGGTCATTTGCTAATGACGGAGTACTATCACTACCAGAAGGCGGAGACATTAGAGACAGTAATGGTAGTTCAGTATTAGGTGGCAATGCCAACACTGGAGACTTTACATTCGACGCAGACACTATCACAAACAATGACGGAATGAAACTGACTACCAATAGAGGCACATTGGCCATGGGTACTGACATGGAAGTGCCAGGTGTAGCACAACACTTCCACATTGCCTTTGACGGTAGTAATAGTAATCCGCCCGCTAGTGATCTGTTCTTAGGTGACGACAACAACTATGTTAAATTACCTGGATATGAACTCAACCCAACTGCTCAATATGGTGTGGAGATTGGCACAAACAACAGAGGCCTTGGACCACAGAATGTCGAAGTTAATGAAGTAGATGAACTTGTGCCACCTGGTGGCGTTTGGCGTTTCTTTATTGACCACGACACCTATCCTAACTTGGGCTCTGCTGTTAGCGTAGGTGACACAGTGACCACATCATGGGGGACACCCATAACTGCCACAATTACAGACGTTGTTGAAGAACCTGGCAACTACTGGAAAATCCATGTTGCTCAAGATATTACCGCTGGATTTCTTGATGAGGGAGAAACAGTCTCATTTGGTGCTTCAGGCGACAGCCATACTTGGCGTTTTGGCACAGATGGCGGATTAGTATTCCCAGACGACACAGTTCAGACCACAGCCTACATAAGTGGCACTAACGCTAACACTGGTAACGTTGTATTCGACGGTAATCAAATGTATGTAGGTGGCACAGGTTTCTTAAATTTAGAAACCGATACCGGTGTTGCTGTTATTGGTACTAACGGTCCGCAACCATTACTTGTTAGTATAAACGAGGACGATAAAATATGGTCCTTTGATCCGGACGGTGGTATTACATTCCCAGATGCTACAGTTCAGACCACAGCCTACACTGGACAATCGGGCGGTAGTAGTACAGTAGTTCGCCAGGACACAGCACCTACAGCCTCAAATGGCACACTATGGTTTAACACAGTAGAAGGCAGACTCTACATCAAGTATAGCGATGTTTGGGTAGATGCGGCTCCTTTAGTTCAACCTCCACCAGACACTGACATTGATGTTAATTCAATCACATTCCCAGACGCTACAGTTCAGACTTCAGCATACATTAATAGGTTGGACAACGGTGACTATACAGCATTGTTTAGTGAAGATGGGTGGTTAAGAGTACGCAAACCCAGCACTGAACAAAACTATTTTAACCTTGTACCGTTTAAAAACGAAGACGATACATATGGAGTACAAATTGACATAGACAATCAAGCAGGTTGGTCATTTTTAAACAATGGTACTTTATCATTGCCCGCATCTAGCAATGACTTATAT